CGTTCTTGTTCTAATACCTACTCGTTTTATGCATGTTTGATGGTATCTAATAACCATTCTAGTTTAAACTTTCATTTTCGTATATTAAATTCACTTCTTAAAGATTCTGATTATTTTCTTTATCTTTTTGTAATTGTTTATAATATACGTTGATTAATTTTTATTCTATCCTCTTCTAGAGTAGGTCGCGGAGGGACGACGTTAAAATTCCTCCATTTTATGGTGGTTTATCCACCATTGGCCTTTTATGGCCACTTTTATTTAAGTTTGCTGGTTCTAACAAAACTTGCACCCTAATAGTTTTGGTCGAACTGTTAGTTAGATGACAAAACCAATAACTCCCTGTTATTCAGGTATTTGTATTATTTTCTTTTTGTATTTCTTGGTTACTTTAGACTTTAGCAAGAGTGGACCAAGATTTGATGATTACTCAGTCGGAAAGTGCTGAAGTATGGCGTCTCAACTCAGTATGGCTTATTCAAGCCTCCCTTACTTTAATAGGGTTTACGCCGAGACAGCTTCTGAGGACCCCCACTGATTATGATGAATCAACTTTATCCTATAATTATGAATTACAAAAAACTGCCATTTAATACTTATCTGGGTAGATTCTACTTAGTTTTGTTTTCTACAGACCACCCCTTAATATAATCATGGAAAGTCAAATAATCGAACACGAATATTTGCGATGCCTAGATAAATTTACTAGCTCCACTCTTGGCAGAGAGTGTGGCAGATCTACGAACGAGAAATCATCTCGCCGTACTTTTGATAATGATGATAATGTTGAGAAAACTCAACTTGATCAAACATTTCTTAGTTATGAATCTTTTTCTGAGCTTAATAGTTATTTTAATTATGGTTCTGATATTAAAGATTTATTTGTCAAAGATAAGTTTGACACTCTAATTTATCACCTTTACATTTTTTACAAATCTGATGACCTGTCAGTGCGTATTACAACTCTTTTGTGTATGCTTCGATCGTCTTATTTTGGTACTGTTACTAAACTCTCTAACGAGCTAACTTTCAAAAGACTTTGTGTTTTAATGAAAGATTTAGTTAAAAATGGTATTATTGTTAAAGACGATCTTGACGCATTGGACCAGACCTCTGACGGAATTAAAGATTTTTTAGATAATCTTGAGGCTATTCTTGATACTCCTCAGTCTTTTATTCGAACTTTAAATAGATCTGGTTTTAGGAAATTTTTCTCATATCTTTTTTATGTTGAAATAATTCCCGATCAATTTCGACAACAATTCAACTTTTTCAAGTTGTATGATTTCAAACATTATCAAGATCTTAAAGAGCATGGACCAGCTATGGACGATGTTTTGTCAATAGCAAGTGGTTTGGTTCGATTTTGTAAAAGAGTGTATTGTGACATTGATGACTTCACGGATTCAACCGATCCATTAAGTTATATATCTGATGTTGATTGGCTAGTCAGACATCGTTATAGAACTTGTCATCCTAATGATGCTGATAAGCCTGAGTACTCCAAGTATGTGAGCTCTCAATTGTGGATAGACAGGTGTTATAAATGTTATGGTAGACGTTTAACAGTCGATGGCTCATCTTTATCGTTTTCTAATAAGTCGTTGCTTAATCAAGCAAATAGAGAGATTCAAACTCTTTATCAGAGCACTTATCAGATGGATGGAGGAATAAGAGCTCCTCCTTTAGTTATAGGTTTAACTGGCGATTCCCAATCTGGTAAAACAACCTATATAGCTCCTCATTTATCACAAATAATCTTAACGGAATTGGGCTATACTGTTGAAGATGCTAATGAAGCTTTTGCTATAATTAATGGAGCTGATGCTTATTTATCCTCTTATGACCAAAATAAACATCATTCCGTCTTATTTGATGAGATTGGAGCTTATTCCAATTCTGATAAATCTACAACGAATGTTATTACTAATTCCTTTTTAGAATTAACATCGTCAGGAAGATTTGTATTGAATAGTGCTCATCTTCATGAAAAAGGTTTGAGAGAATGGAAGCCTAAAGTTATATTTATAGCATCTAATAGGGCTGATTTAGGTTTAAATCGACTTGTCCTTCATTCTGAAGCGGCGTGGAATCGTTTTACTATGTTTTTCAAAGTTTGTATTAAACACGAATATAAGCTCAAAGATGAAAACGGTTATCCGTGTGGAGGTATTGATATGATCGAACTTAAGAAAGTTCGATCTAAGCTCACTCTGAAATTTGGAGATAGAGCTATTCATCAAGAATCCTGGTGGCCAGTTGAATTTTTGGTAGGTAATAAACGATCTTCTATATTTGAAATGGATACTACTCCCACTTCTTTTCTGAAAGTGTGTGATCTAGTCAGATTAGCTGCTAAAGAACATCGAGAGAGAATTGATAATCATATGAGAATATCTAAACAAAACGCTTTAGCACTTAAATGTGCTAATTGTGAGAGTTATAGATGTTCTTGTATATTTTATGGCCCAGATCTTCCAGAAGATTTTTCGGAGGACGAATTAGAGCAGACTATGTTAACAGAGCCTTCTGGCGGCTTTAATGCCGATGTGTGGATAGTTTCGCAATGGTTTTGGGCTAATATCTATTTTCTCGGATATTTGTTTTTCAGTTTCATTAGCTTTTTAATTTTTTATGTGCCTTTTATTCGTAAATGGCATATTTATTGTGTAAAACAAAAATTTGATTATTTTATAGCTATGGAAACTGAGAAAATGGCAATTAAATTTGGAACTAAATCCAAAGAATTTGTTGAATATAACCGTAAATTATTTCTCCAAACAGCATCTGGCGAATTTATAACGTCTATTGTTCGTTTGGCTGCTTTTTCGACTTCTTTAGCTTTGGCTTATAAAGCTTGGAAGGTTTTTAACAAAGAATGTTTTGATCAAACATCCGAGCATGTACGCCATGATAATTCTGTGCCACCTAATAGTGTTGATGGATGTGTACCATCGGTTGTTCTTGAGAATTATAATAATACTTGGAATGCCAGGAATGACAAGTCTATTGTTTATGGTAAGCAATCTCCAACTCCAATGGAACATTTGTTATCAAAGATTTTTAGGAATACGATCGTTATTAAAAGCATATCTGATAGTGGAGATATTAGAGCTAACCAGGCTTTTGGAATTTGCGGATGTTTTTTCATAACGACGCAGCATTTTATCAAAGCAGTATTAGCTGATGGTGGGAAGATA